GAGGATCTTGCCAAGGCATACTCCGAACTGGAGAAGCGTTTCTCAACCCCTGCGGAGAAGCCTAAGGCTGAACCTCAGGCTGACGCTGGTACTCCGAGCGGCTTGAACTTCGAGCCTTACGCTCAGGAATACGCAGAGACCGGAGACCTGAGCGAGGAAAGCATCCAGAAGCTGGTTGCACAGGGCATTCCTGAGAATGTCGTTCGCAACTATGTCGATGGTGTCAAGGCCGTGGGCGAACGCCAGACCCAACAGATCTACTCGATGGCTGGCGGCGAAGCCCAGTACAACTCGATGCTGGAGTGGGCCGCTGAGAACCTTGAGGAGGGTGAGATCGACGCCTTCAACGAGATCATGGACGCTGGAAACAGCGCATCCATGCAGATGGCTGTCCGTGGTCTTCAGGCTCGGTATGTCCAGTCCAACGGCCAGCCAGCCAAGCTGATTCAGGGAGAGGTCACTGGACCTTCTGGTGGCGTCTTCCGCAGCGTTGCTGAAGTTGTCGCCGCCATGAAGGATCCACGCTACTCCAAGGATCCTGCGTACCGTCGTGATCTTGAAAACCGCCTGAAGAACAGCAATGTCTTCGGGGTCAACAGCCGATAAGGAGCAAACATGAAGTCTTGGAAGACCACCGTTGCCGGAGTTGCTGCAATCCTGACCGCTGTCGGTGCTGCACTCACGGCTCTCTTCGACAACGATCCCAACACCGTGTTCGATGTGGCTACGACCAGCGCGGCAGTCATGGCTGGCATTGGACTCATCATGGCACGGGACAACAATGTCACCAGTGAAGAGGCCGGAGCCAAGTGAATGCAATACTCACGACGCTGGTCGTGGCGTTTCTTGAGTTCTTTGCGAAGCTTGCAGCAGGATCCCGAAAGGCCATCGAGGCTAATCGGGATCCTGCTGTTTTGCGTCGTGCTGGTTCTCGGATTCGCCAGTGGATGCACAAGAGCCGTACTGATTCCGGAGTCAAGTCCGATCAGGATCGGCCCTAAAGCAAAGGCGCGGGTCTACGCCTACATCGAAGGGGAATGGACACTTATGGACAACATTGTGGACATCCCCGAAGGTTGGTATGTAGTTCCTCCTAGCTTTGTGGAGGAATCTAAGGAAGTTTCACCTTCTTGACGGGTGAGACGAGTTGCGAGTTGTGGCCCCATGCGTGGGATAACCTCAAGAGTAGCGACTAACGGTCAAGACTTTCACACGCACTCTTTCTAGGAATCTCCAACAATGCCAATCGAAGCCACTCCTTCACGTCTCGGTCAGGTCAATCTGGCCGGAGACGTTGATTCGCTGTTTCTCAAGGTCTTCTCGGGCGAGATCATCGCCAGCTTTGAGGAAGCAAATCTCATGCTCCCCCTCACCAAGGTCCGCACCATCAGCTCGGGCAAGGTCGCTTCCTTCGCCGTGACTGGCGTTGCGACTGCTGGCTACCACACTCCGGGTGAATCGGTCCTCACGACTGGTGACACGACGGCTTACGCCAACACGGTTTCTTCGACTAATCCGGTGAACAACACCGTTGGTGTTAACACGGGTAGCTCGAAGTACCTCCAGAAGTTCAAGCACAACGAGAAGCTCATCTACATCGATGACGTTCTCCTCAGCTCGGTGTTCATTGCTGATATCGATGAACTCAAGAATCACTACGATGTCCGTTCGACCTACTCGAAGGAAATCGGTCGTGCTCTTGCGTACACCGCTGACAAGAACCTGATCCGCACCGTCATCGCTGCGGCTCGCAAGACCACCGACCGTTACAATGTGTCTTCGGGAACCTCGACTCAGTACCTCGGTGCTCAGATCGATGTCAGTGACGCAAGCACCGGAACGGCTTCAGAAGACCTCATCGCTGCGCTCTTCCAAGCTGCTCAGAAGATGGATGAGAAGAACGTGCCGATGGACAATCGCTACGCGATCCTCACTCCAGCCAACTACTACAAGCTCGTCAATGGTGATGGTGCGAAGATTGCCATCAACAAGGACTACGGAGGCAACGGCAACATCGCCAAGGGCCAGATCGTTGAGATCGCGGGCATCACGGTGATGAAGTCGAACCACATCCCGACTGTGAACGAGTCCTCGACTCAGTCCGCTCTTCACGGCGCGTCTGGCATCAAGAACGACCTTTCGGGTGCTGACACTGGCTACTCGGGTCTTGACTACAGCGGCACCCAAGGCATTGTCTTCCACACGGACGGCATTGGTACGGTCAAGCTCATGGACCTCGCGGTCGAGAGCGAGTACATCATGGAGCGTCTCGGTACGCTCATGCTCGCGAAGTACGCAATGGGTCACGGCATTCTCCGCGAAGAGTGCTGCTACGAGCTGATCGCTTGATCAGTAACTCAGCCTAACGGCTGAACGCACAACACAAGGGCGGTAGGTTCCTCTTGGAGCCTACCGCCCATTTATCGAGGTACTCATGCTCACGAAGACCAGCCAACTTGAAGCCATCAACACGATGCTGTCCACAATCGGAGAGCCTCCTGTGAACTCCCTGAGTTCGCAGCGGGCCGATTCTCTGATCGCCGTGCAGATCCTGAACGAGGTCAGCCGTGAAGTTCAGTCGTATGGCTGGCACTTCAACATCGAGTACAAGGTGACGATGACTCCGGATGCCTCGGGCTTTCTGTATGTCTCCGAGAATGTCGCTCGGGTGGATACGGATCCGACCGAAGGTCTCGACATCGTCACGCGGGGAAACAGGCTGTACAACAAGGCTACGAACTCGTATGTCTTCTCCAGCCCCATCGAGGTCACTCGGATCGTCATGCTGGACTTCGAGGAGATTCCGGAGCCAGCCCGCAGGTACATCATGATTCGTGCTTCCCGCATCTTCATGGATCGAATGGTGGGATCTGAGAAGCACCATGTCTTCAATCTTCAGGATGAAGTCATGGCTCTTGGGAAGATGCGCGAGTACGAAATGGACACTGCCGACTACTCGATCTTCGATGAGTACTCGACTGCCAGCGTCATCATGCGAAACGCCTCCTACAGGACTTACTGATGCCCCTGATCACCCAGTCGATCCCAAACCTCATCGGAGGAGTCAGCCAGCAGTCTCCTGCTGTGCGCGACAGCAATCAATGCGAGGTGATGGAGAACGCCTTCCCCAGCCCAATCGAAGGGCTCATCAAGCGTCCTCCTGCGTCGAAGATTGCGGAATTTCGCAAGCAAGTCGATTCATCGATCCTCTCGCTTGCCAGTGAGTCTGATGCAAAGCCCCACTTGATCATCCGAGATGTCAACGAGAAGTACATCTGCTTGATTCACCCAGACGAGATCTTCGTCTACAACCTTGATGGCACTCGCCAGAATGTCTACTACGACACTGGGGCCAAGAACTACCTGACTGGTGGAACACGGGACACCATCAAGGCTCTGACCATTGCAGATGTCACATTCATTGTGAACACTGCTACCAGCAACAGCTCGACCGTAGTTGCAATGGATGCGTCCACCACCACGAGCATCAACTACGACCGGATCGCTCTGGTCTTTATCAAACAAGACAATTACGCAAGATCAATTTCAGTAACACTGACGAATAGTGCGGGAAGCGGCACAGTTACATACACCCACGACAGTCCCAAAGACGCTACAGGAAATCACAACATTGGTACGGACCATGTTGCAAAAGCTTTGGCGACATTGATCAACGGTCAAGAAAACTACACAGCCGTTGCAGTCGATGGTGTACTGAAAATCACCAGAAATACAAACTTTACCATCTCTGTCGAAGACGATTTTGGCGGTCAAGGCGCAGCAATTATTCGGGATCAAATTCAACGATTTGAAGATCTTCCGTATACCGCCTCGCATAACCACGTCGTTCGGGTTCTTGGGGCTCCCGAGTCTGGCATCGATGACTACTATGTGAAGTTCGAGGCTGAAGACGGGACATTCTCCAAGGGCATCTGGCGTGAGACCATTGCTCCCGGAATCAAGTACAAGTTCAACTACGGAACGATGCCTCACATCTTGATTCGTCAGAGCGACGGGTCTTTCATGTTCAAGAAGGCAGATGGAACTACTCCTGCAAGCAATGTTCCGGCAGGAGTTACCTACACAAGCTTCAAGTGGGCAGATCGTGCAGCTGGAGATCTTGAAACAAACAGCGATCCTACCTTTGTGGGAGATCGCATCACCAACATGGTGTTGTTCAAGAACCGTCTTGGTTTCTTGAGTGGTGAAAACATCATCCTGAGTGAGGCTTCAGAGTTCTTCAACTTCTGGCGCACCACGACTCTCGACCTTCCCGACTCAGATCCAATCGACATCTCCAGTAGTAGTCAGAAGATCAGCACCATGAAGTCCGGTGTTGTCTTCAACACAGAGCTTCTTCTGTTCACAGAGTCTACTCAGCTTGTACTTCGTGGTGGAGAGATCCTCAGTCCCAAGAGCGTCTCTCTGCTCCCCATTGGTGACTACGAGTCGTATGCGGACATTCAGCCTGTTTCCTCCGGCTTGTCTGTCTTCTTCCCATACAACCGTGGTGGTGGATATGCGGGCATCCGTGAGCTCGTACCACAGCCAAACATCGATGGCTCGTATGTCGTGAACGCAATCAGCGATCTTGTTCCGAAATACATCTTCGGTAAACCTGTGACCATCGCTTCGACAACTCAAGAAGACATGATGGCTGCGGTGAGCGGCGGAGACCTATATCTCTACAAGTATCTCCGCACTTCAGAGCAGTCACTACAGAACGCTTGGTTTAAGTTCACCTTCCCAGATGTGGCTACTGGTGGGAAAGCTAAGGTGATCTGGGCTGAGTTCGTTGACTCGTATCTGTACTTGTTGACTCTTCGCAACGACGCAAAGAATCCCGTGCTGGAGCGCATTCGCTTTGGTGTTGATCAAACAGATGCGGATATCGTCCCCGGTGTGAACTGGCTTACGCATCTAGATGCTCGTCAGTACTTCGCTTCTGGTACTGGCACATACAACAGCGGAACTGGTCTCACGACTTGGAATCTTCCAAAGCCGTACTCTTACAACTCAACGCTGAGTCAGATCTACACCACAAATGGTCTCCGGATTCTGGCGTCTTCTGGAACCTCGTACAACGCAAATACAGACACCGCAGGAACCATCGTGGCTGTGGGCAACTACAGCACGACTCCAGTCTGGATTGGCTACAAGTACGAGATGGTCTTCCAGTTCTCAAACTTGTGGCTTCCATCTCGTGCGCTCAGTGGAACTGCTGCATTGCAGACTGGACGCTACCAACTGAAGCACATGAACTTGCT